GGCAGGAGAAAACGCTCCTCCCCCTGCTCCCTCTCCACAAGAAGGTAGTGAGTTTGCACAACCTGAGATCTTTGATTCTCCCTACCTTGACGTATACAATACCACATCGCAATTCTAATGTCAGTAAATCAGAAGTCAAATTTTAATATAGTTGGATTTTTTATCGCTGACTATCCTCCTGTAAGCACTAATCAGGTGTTGTATGTGAATTATATTGAAGATATAAGATCTGCTACTATGCTTATGGATGTGCAGATAACAGATACTGAAAGTGGTTTCTTATCAGATCTAAAGGGTATGGAAAACGTTTTCATAGTGGTTGATGATAGTGAGGGAAAGACTCAGTTAGGAGGGGATTTTGTCATCTATGATATACAAGATAGAAAAAATATAAGTGGAAAGTCCTCAGCAGTCATAAGATTATGTAAAACTGACTTCTTAAATAACGCTGCTAATAAAATATCACGTAGATTTGGTAAAGGTGGTGGTGCAAAAATAGATAGAATTGTTAAAAAGGAGATCTTACAAGATCTCATGGGTATTGATAAAGCTAGACTTGTAGATTTTGAACCAACGTTAAACAGGTTTTCATTTGTATGTCCATACTGGAATCCATTCACAGCAATAAGATGGTTAGCTGCAAAAGCAATACCCGCAAAAGGTAGTGGATTTAATGCTACTGCAGGATATTGTTTCTATGAGACAAGATCAGGATATCATTTTGTATCTTATGACTCTTTTTCAAAGAAGACACCTGTTACTAGAATTGTTGCAGGACACGAGGGAGGAGAATTAGAAGAGGAAGATGATAAAGGTATTATATCTGTATCAAAAGTAAATGTAGAATCGTCTGCAGATTTATTGGCGGGTATGAACATGGGTTCTTATCTAAGTAACACCATGACATTAGATTTAAGAGACATGAAATATCAAGAATATCCTTTCAACATCAATAAATATTACAGGAGTGTTCCATTAATGAACTCTCGTAGAACACCAGAATTCTATAAAGGATTTGATAAGAGTAACACATATACAAGGATCATGTCTAAAATATCTGACTCTGCATTGTTTACCAGAGGAATATACTCAAGAGATTTTACAAAACAACTTTCACAATCATCGTTGAGGGAAAAATTATTTTACAATAAAAAATGCACTGTAGAATTAGTATCAGATTATTCACTAGAAATTGGTGAAGTTGTTCAATTAGACATATACAAAGGTGGTAGAGATAGAGAGCAAGACTATGCTAACTCTGGTAAATGGGTTATTGGTAGGGTCGAGAGAACATACAAAAATAGTGAAGATAAGATGACTACTAAACTTACATTGTTTACTGACTCGGACGGTGAAGAATCATGATGAATGAGAATATTGCTAATTTTATAGGTAGAGAGGGGTTCAACTGGTGGATTGGACAGGTAGAGAATGATGGTAGAAGATTTTGGAATGCATCATCAAGACTTGGACTAGGTGGTTGGGATTACTCTGACTGGGATTGGACTAATAAGGTAAAGGTTAGAATCGTAGGATACCATAATCCAAATAGAAAAGAACTACCTACAACAGATCTACCATGGGCACAGGTATTGATGCCACCAATATATTCTATGAGATCTGGTATGGGATCTATACACCAATTGCAAATTAACAGTTGGGTTATTGGATTCTTTATGGATGGCACATCTGCACAGATCCCTGTTGTTATGGGAACTCTTGCTGATGAGAATCCTGGCGGAGGTTATGGCGTAGAGGGTGGTAAAGAAGAAGGATTTTCACAGTTAGTGTCACCTGATTACGAGTATCCAGATCATAGTGAGGATGGTAGTAGTGCACCAAATACAGGTAGCACAATCGAGACTAATGAAGAAACTGGTTTAGATGAAGCACCAAAAAATAATGATGGACATACACACAATTCTACTGATGATAAGAATGAACGTGGTCCTGCAAAAATGGAGAGTGAGAAACAGGCAATAGCAACTGAGAAACAAAAGGTTACGGTTCAAGTTGGTAATGGTAAGTGTGGATCTGAGACTGCTACAAAACTTGAAGGTCCTATGGCAGAGTTTATGAAGTTTGCTCGTAGTGTAGAAAAAAATGATGTAGACCAATTTATTAATAAACTAGATGGTTCTATTGTTGACATGGACTATGAGATAAACATCATGTCACAACGTATACAAAAGAAACTTACAGGACTGACTGCCAATATCAAAGGCGTCGTTATGGAAGATGTCAATAAACTTGTGCAGGATGGTTTAGATGAACTAAGTATTCCAAATCCAGAGTTAGACACTGCAGTCAGAAAGCAATTAAAAGATGTTGGTGATCTTGTATCATGTCTATTCAAACAGTTAATAGGAGAGCTTGGTGATTTTATAAAAGGCATGCTTAGTGATCTAGTTGAGAATGTGTTAGACACTGCTTTATGTCTAGTTCAGAACTTCCTCGGTGAGATTATGAAGAAGTTGATGGATAGTATACAAGGTGCATTAGGTATATTGAAAGGTGTTACTGGTTCTATTAAGGGTGCAGCACAAAAAATACAGAATTTACTTAACAAGGTAGGAGATTTTATAGATCTATTTTGTGATGGTGCTTTATCATGTGCCATCGGTGCATCTGTATTTGAGACTGGCGTTGGTGCAAAAGCAAAAGGTAATGATGCAACACAAAAACAAATAGATCAATATAAAGTTAAACCTCCTAATTCTGTATCGGTTGTTGGTAATGGTAAACCTAAAAATGGATTTGTTCCAGTGGTTGATCGCAACGGAATCAAAAAGGTATTTGATACAAAGAGTGGATCTTTGTCAGATTTAGGTAGTGTAACTGGTATAGCATCTGGATTGTCAGAAAAATCATTTGATACACGAGGACCTCTTGAGAAATTTGAAGGTATTAACTTCTATGACTCAAGTGGCAATATAGCAAGTTCAGCAGTCAATTGTTCTAGTGCTAACCTTAACAAGAAACCATGCTTCCCAGAAATGGTATGGGATAACTTGAAGTCAACAAGTCCAGTTAAAGCATTGCCTATTATAGATGATATTGGGCAAATACTTGGTGTATTCATGCAAAAGAAAGGATCTGGTGTTGGATTAGAAGCACAGGTCAGAGCACAGTTTACATGTAATGACCCAGAGGGCGGTGGTGCTAAGTTTAAACCAAATATTGTAGATGGTAAAGTTGAGTCTGTTGATGTAATTAGTTCTGGTATAGGATATGGATTTGATCCTGCTGATACATTCTGTCCCAAAGAACAATATGCAGTTACAGTGCCAAAAGTAGGACTACAACAGTTTGTCAATGATGGAGAATATTTAGAACAAGTTATTGAAGGAAATCCTGATGTATTACAAGTAGTTGATACGGATTATTCTGAAGAAGACATGTTAATAGCAACCATAGATCCATCATTTAATCCAAATTTTGTTGTGGGGATGCAGTTAAAAACTAAATCTGGTCATGAATTTACGTTAAATTTTAATGAAAAGTTTCCAACTTTAATCATACCTCAAGATGCAAAGGCACTGTATTCAAATTGCAGTGACATTATACCTAAGTTAGATAATGTAAATATTACAAACGTGGGAACTAATTACAAAGATCCAGTTATTACTATTGGTGTTGGTGACAAACAGAAACAAATTGGAACAGCAACTACAGATAAAGATGGAAGATTGATTAATGTGACTATAGATACGCCAGTATTAGGTTTTGTAAAACCAGTCGTGGAGGATAGAGGCACATCAACAACTGGGGGAACTGGAACTGGTGCAAGATTAAGCACATCTTACATTTACACAAGTCCTAGAGAAATCAAAGAGACTAACGTGTTACCACTAACACAATATATTGACTGTGTAGGTCATCCCATGATAAAATATAAGGAAGACGATGAAGATGCATCATTGCAAGATAGTGGATTTAATCTAGTAGATGGTCAAGACACCACTACAACAACTGATGGAGATACAACTACTGTATCTACTCCAACTGTTGCTGATCCTGTATCAACACCTGTCAACCCATCTACACCAACAGAAACACCAAGTGCACCTTCTACACCTACACCACCATCAACTCCACCGAGTTCACCACCACAAAATAATCCACCACAAGAAGGTGGTTACGGAGGTTACTAATGGCAATTAATCCATTTGCGGGTGGGACTATTGTTAACAATCTCCTACCTAAGTTAAGAATAAGATATCCTAAGAACTGGGTACAGTCTACATCTATAGGTCATATGTTCGAGATGAACAGCACTAGAGATGGAGAATACATACGTTTGCTCAACGCAAATGGTAATTTTTTGAACCTAGATCAAGGTCAAAATAATAATCTAGTTTCTTATAATGATACATATATTCTATCAGACCACAATCTTGTCATAAAAGTTGGTAAAGATGTGGAAACTGACAGAATGGCACTGCATGTTATTGGCGACGTCAACATATATGTTGAGGGTAATATGCACAGCGAGGTTGAAGGTGATAGATTTGACAGAGTAAATGGCAACTACCAAATACAAGTCGGTGGTGTGTGTTCTATTCAGTCAGATGAGAACTTAGCAATACAAGCTAAGAATGAAATGAGATTAGAATCAAATGCCTACACAAACAAGACAACGTTCTTGGAAAATGATTTGAGTGAAGGCGGTTCTGTAAAAGAGAACGTAAAGGGTAATTATGAAGTTAAGA